CAGAAATAATAAACGGTAGGATTTCAGGTTCATTACTTGGACAGGTGCAAAGTTCATCTTATGCAGTCACTTCAAGTTTTTCTGAAAACGGGGGAGGTGGTGGGACCAATATCCAAACAATCGGGATAAGAATCAAAACAGAAGATACTTATATAACCGAAGGTTCAAAAGGATTTAGACATATAGGTTATAATTCAAATATAACAAAATTAAGAAGTATTGCAAATATAGCAGGAACTATCAATTTAAACGTCAAAAGAAACGGAACTTTACTTGGAAATTATAACCTAAACAACGCAAGTTCAAGTATTGATACGACATTGACAGGCTGGACAACTTCTTTAAACGCAAACGATTTGATTGAATTTTCAGTTAGTCAATCGTCAACTTATATAACAGATTTAACCTTTTTCATGGATTTACAGAGCATATGAAAGCAGCAGTAGAACATATTTTTACCGGATTGACTGGTTCATTAACAAGTTATACGTCAAGTTTAACTTCATTTGGACCATTAATTCGTCAATATTCAGGATCAAGTAATTATGTTGGTCCTAGATCAACCGTATTTTCATCTATACCGGAGGTATCTGGTTTTACAACAACCTATCCTCACGTTTATAAGTGGTCAGATCGGTACTATTGGATTTTTACCGCAGATGGTTCGGCTGCCGCTGTCACTAGACGGGTGGTTTTATTCCAATACGACAAATACAATGAAAGCGTGACTTATGTCGGAAACGTTTTATTGAATTTCACAACAACAGCCGGAGCAAAAACCAGTCGTGCTATTCGTGGATTGGTTTATGGACATACGACTGGAAGTGTCGTATGTCCAAATACGGTGAACATTACAGGAAGTGGTACTCAATTTACAAGTGAAGGTTTGTCTGTTGGCGCAAGAATTGGATTTGGAACCACTGATCCAACACAAGTTTCAACATGGTATAATATCACAGCAATTGCAAGTAATACAGCATTAACAGTTGATTTACCAGTAAGTTTATCAGCATCTACACCATATGTAGCAGAAGAAATTCGGGTGGCCTATGTTTGTACAAATGCAACAGCCGCTTCCGGCGGATTATTTTTAGCCAAGGGATTGAATTATTCTACATTTCAAGCAGCTACAACAATTGCAGAAGCTACTTCTACCGATAATCAGCGTGCAATTTATTTTTTAAGGGATAACGCAGTTAATAACAACTCAATTGCATATGGTATTGGTATTGATACTGAAACAAGTAAAACGCAACACGATTGTTATGTTTTAAATGCCGATTCAACAACAACAGCAAGAATTTATAAATACAATCTTCGCGCGCCACTAACCGTAGTAAATGGCGCAACATTGAGTGCATTTCAGTTTAAAACACTTGCACCAACAACGACTGGTACTATTCAAACTGCTGCAAACGGAAGGGTATTTACGGTTCAACATGGGGCTGCTGCTGGAATAAAATCATTTTGGTTTACAACCACCACAAGAATTTATAGAAGTGCAATTACTGATATAACCAATTCAGGTTCAACACATTTGACGGATTCGATGATCGAAATTCCGCCCGGTTCCACAACAACATATCCAGCTACGGCAAATATGTGGCAGGTTGATTATTCAGATACAATGGACCGTTTATTAGTAGCCACAACCGTTGCACCATTTCGAGTATATATCACTCCATATAAAACAGATGGGACGCAGTTTGAAAAAACAATCCTTCCAGATTTAGGAAGATTGAAATCAAGTACAACCGATTCAAACGCAGCACTTATTCCGTCCGCCAGAGCATTGGCTCATAATATTTGGACGGAAGACGGGATAATGTTTACAATTCCTGCATCGATTGTGACTGGCATCAACGTTATGTACGTCTATCCTGCAATGGGCTGTGATTGGTCTTATACTGGAACTTCTGGAAATTACGTTATAACACCTAAATTACAAACATTAAACGCATCAAAACTATATCGAGCGTATGTAACAAACAAAGAAGGAGATGCATCTGAACACTTAGGATCACCAACAGATGGTATCCGAATGTATGCTAGAACCAGTGGAATAGATGATAATAGTGGTGGATGGACATTATTAAATGATGCTCTTGATTTGACAGGACTTTCAGCATCAACTCATATCCAATTTAAAATTGAATTTAAAACATTATCCGAATTATGTTTGCCTGCAAAAGTTTATTCAATTTGTGTTGTTTATGAAGATGGAAGTCAAGATTATCACTATGAGCCAAGTCTAACCTATTCATCAGCAACAAATCGTGTATTTGCATGGAGACAGGCACAAAGTTGGGGTTCAAACATCCCTAATTTAAGAATTAGATTGTTCAATGTTGCAAACGGATTAATGATTCACGACGACGATATTACCTCCGTCGCATACGGTACGTGGGAATATTCAACGGATGCAGTAACATGGAATAGTTGGTCAGCAGCACAAGATACAGTCGGAAATTACATTCGATACACAGCAACATCTCTTCCAAATAATATTACTGTAAGAGCATTGTTAACCCAAGGAACTTAATATGCCGTTAGATGACATTCAATTTGCTTCGACTGGTTCATATTCACAACCTTCAATAATAGTGACCTTACCTGTTTCTGGTTCACAAGGAAGCCCAATTTTAATAGAAGCCCAAACAGTATTTTTTGAAAGGAAATTAACAGTCGAACAAGTAACTGTTTTCTGAAAAAATAGGATAATTATAAGTTATGCCGTCATATTCACCTAATATAGAAATTTGGCAAGGTTCAGGAAGTTTTTTTCCATTAACCTTTACGCCTTTTGGATTTTACGATAATGATTCTGATTTTCAGGATGAAGCTGAATCATTGGCTAAATGGGCAGCCCTACGATTGGGTTTCCCGATCATGGATGTAGAACTTCAAGAAGTGAATTTTTATGCAGCCTTTGAAGAAGCAGTAAATGAATATGGCGCACAATTAAATTATTATCAGGCAAGGGATCAACTGATTAATTTACAAGGTCAGCCGACCGGATCGGTTAATTTAGCCCAAAAATATGTTCCCCAAACACTTAGAGGAATTTTTAAATTAGCAAAAGCATACGGGACAGAAGTCGGTGCAGGCGGTACACAAACTTATTATACAGGTTCAGTAACGTTAACCCCGAATAAGCAAGTTTATGATTTAACCAGAGATGCTTCGATTGAAACTGGATCATTTGCTACTGATCAATTTGTTATTCGTAGAATATTTCATGAAAATACTCCGGCATTATCCAGATTACTTGATCCAACATTAGGTGCAGGGTTTGGATCGCAAGAAATGATGTCGCAATTTGGTTGGTCAAGTTATTCAGTTCCGGGAAACTATTTATTAATGCCTCTTTACCACGATGTTTTGCGGATGCAAGCAGTTGAATTTAATGATTTAATCCGTAAAAGTGGATATTCATTTCAATTAACCGGAAACAGGCTTAGAATTTTTCCGATTCCTACTGATACAGTACGACTTTGGTTCAATTATACGCTTGATAAGGACGCAAGTCCTTCATTTAATGAGGGCGATTTAGGTGGAAGAATAAGCGATATTTCAAATATCCCATATCAAACCATTACTTTCAAATATATCAATGAAATTGGAAGACAATGGATTAGACGATATGCACTAGCGCTTGTAACCGAAACGCTAGGGTACATCAGGAATAAATTTGCTTCTATTCCAATTCCAGATGGTGAAGTAACCTTGAATGGTGCTGATTTAATTTCAGCCGGGAAAGAAAAACAAGACGCATTGATGACTGAATTGAAAGAAGTATTGGATTCGATGGGATTTCAGGCACAATTAGAAAGAAAAACGGCAGTATCGGAAAACCTTCAAACACAATTGAAGTTTGTCCCTTTGAAGATATATATAAAAATTTTATTGCCTTTATTAACCTTTTACCAATTTTTATTATGAAAATAGCAATATTATCAATCTTTTTATTGTTTTCGGTGAACCCAAAGGTTCAAACAGACAAAGAACATATCGGTTCATTTGACGTGTATATGAACGACCAAAATGAAATTGAAATCAAATACACCGGACAATATAATAAATGTTTTACGCTTTATTTGATTAAAAAACTTCATTCAAATTGCGAATTTGAAATTGATGAAACGCGACTGGATTCTATATTTCAATTTGAGCCAGACACAATTAAACCAATTAAACTACCGACAAAAACAATAAGGATGTAAGAATATGAACTTAAAAGAAAATTATGAACGGTTTTTTGGTAAAATACCAGAAACTCAAAAAGAAAAAAAAGCAGTTTTAAATGAAAGTCAAAAGGCAAGGTTCACCAATATTAGCCAGTCAATGCGACTTAAATATCCAAATGCCCCTTTGACTTTGAAAGAAGGTCATGTATGGATGGGAAGCAAAAAAGTTGAACCGATAGAAAAGTTTTTAAACCGATCAGCACTTCAAATCAATGAAATGGTAAGAAGTTTTTATGCATCAGGAAAAAGAGGATTGATTTAATCGATGGCAAGGTTCGGCACAACAGGAAGAGACGCATTATTTTTAAAACACATTTCCAAAGAATTAATCAACAAGGTTATTTCGGTGGAAGTTGCGTTTTATAAACTCAGCCTGAATGATACCGAAATCACGATGTACGGGGAAAGTTCCAAAAAGGTTTATTTTAATCCGATTCGATTGTTCACTTTGGTTTCAAAAGAAGATATCACAATGGACGATCAAGATACAGGTATGAATGTCAACCAGAACGTTGTATTTTCGTTCCTACGCGACGATCTCAAAGATTATGACATAGTACCAGCCGAAGGGGATATAATTCAATTCAACGCAAATTATTACGAAATAGACAATACCAACGAAAATCAGTTTTGGTTCGGAAGGAACCCTGAAACGTTACCGATTGTCACCGAAGGAAGAAGCAATTATGAATTCGGGTATAATATTTCGGTTAAATGTTCAACCCACTTAACCAGAATTTCTAACCTTAACTTAGTCGAGGTTCGTTCTGGAATCACAAAAATACAAAACATTCCGAGGAATTTATAAATGAAACCAACAAAAAGACAAATCATGATAGTTGAAGATTTTGTTAAGAAAACTACTAAGTCGATGATGAATGAGGCTGAAACTAATCAATCGGTTAGTAAATTCGCAAAATTATCTGGATTAACACCGACAAAAACAAAATCAAGTTCATATCCATTTGAATTTAAAATTAGCAATACGATGACAATGATTGTTTCAAATTCCGGTAAATTTATAATGACATATAAATTGGGTAATAAATCCGATGAATATTTGGGGCAATATACTTCTGCTGCACAAGCATGGCAAGCAGTACAACAAGGAAATTATCTGAATACTTAAATAAAAAGGCTAATCATTGTCAAACCCTCATATCCAACCTAACCAAGACGGAAGAACCGTTACTTCATTTAACCGCGCAACAAATATGCGTAGGGACAATGATACTGTAAAGGTTCCCAAAGTTACGCTTTATGATATTGATTACGCCATTTTTTTCCACCTTCAATCGAATTGGAAGCCGACGGTAATTGAAAATGACATTTCAATTCCGATTCCAGTTATGTTTGCTAACGGTGAAAAATGGTCGCAAGTAAGAGCGCATGGTTATTTGCGGGACAACATGAAAAAGGTTCAGTCTCCGTTGATCATAATTAAACGTGGCGACATTGCCCAAGATGAAAGAATTGCGACATTAGGTGGTCAGGTTTGGGGTGGTAATTCAGTAGCATTTCCGAAGCAAAGGTTAATCCCTTACAAAAATTCAGGTATGCAATTCGATAAAGTTGCAGGTCAATATCTGACAAAGGAATCAGTCGAATATTATCTTGTCGATATTCCTGAATATGTCAGAATAACTTATGACTTAGTTATTTGGACTGACCTTCAAGAACAAATGAACGTTTTACTTCAAGGGTTAATTCCAATGTCAAATCATATTTGGGGTGACTTTCATAAATTCAGGACAACTATTCAATCAATAACGCCTGATAACGTGAATGTTCCCGGAGAAGACAGGTTGATAAAAACAACAATCAGTTTACAAGTAGACGGATATTTAAGAAACGAATACGAATATCAACAATCAAAAATACAAAAAGCATTTTCGGTCAAAAAGGTTAAGTTTCTTGAAGAAAGTACAGACCAAATCATTTATGACGACGTGCAAGACATTATCAATCCAAACGAATTAAAAAGGAATTTAAGATGAAAAATAAACCAACCAAAAGAGACATCATGATAGTAGAAGA